GATTCTTTGCTAACTGTGCTCCCTCCTCATCTAAGAAATCCATAAATATATCTTTTAATCTTACGTCTTTTTCTCCTACTTTAGTTGTTTGATTTCCTAAATTATCATCTAAAAATTTTTCAACATCACCCCTTTTTATTGGGTTTTTTTCAAAAGCTTCTCTTAATTTTGCTACATTTTTAGCGCCAAGTAATTGATTACCACTCACACTAGTCCCTCCTAAAGACATTTTATTTTTTACAGATGTAACTGGTATTGGGCTGTCACCATATTTTAATAAAGCTCTTAACAAAGTATCTCTTTCTCCGTAAAAATTAACCGCTCGAAGAGTACTATCTGTTCCAGTGTAAGTTTTTTTAGCCATTTTATTAGCACGACTATTTCTAAATCCTTTTATAACTTTGCTATTAGTAGCTGTACTAACAAGGCTAGATTGTTCAGCAAACTTAGCTAAGTCCTCAATCTCACCAGTCATAGCTGCAGCACTGTCATCTACTATTCCTAATTTTTTTAACTTAACAGTTTCACTGGCTATTAAATCTGCATCTGGCGCTACAGCAAAAGTATTTTTATCTGGATCTTTATTGAATCTATTGAATACCTTGCTAAAAGCTTTAGCTAAAGTAGTAGCTCCTGGGATATTACCAGCAGCAAGAGTCATCAAAATACCACCAGTAGGGTTTCTTATTTGTGCAGAAGGACTCAATACTGTTTTGTTGTACTGTGCTGCCGACTTCAAAGCTAAAAAGGTTTTATATGGTGTGCCTAGAGCATCAGCTACATTATTTACATAAGTATTAGTAGAGTCTAGCAAAGCATCATAAAATCTTTTTGATGTAACCTTGCCAGCTAGTGGCCCAGCCTTGTCATCAAACTTTATAAATTCTTTACCGTCTTTTGTAAAAGTTTCTCCAGGCTTAATGTTATCTGTGCCAGTTTTAGTAATTTGTTGCTCGTCAAAAATAAATGGCTTGACGTTATAAAGTTCTGCATCTTTATTTAGCTTATTAAGATCATCAAATAGTTTAACTCTACCAACTAAATTAGCTTGTTTCTTTACTGTTTGAAAAGCTTGTAATTGTGTATTAGCTAAAGATTTGCTCCAGTCTTGTTCTAAATATCCAGCTACTTCTCCTAAAGCTTTTCTTACTTGCGGCAAGTTATCTAAAGTTCTGCCTTTTAAAATATCTTTTCTTACTGCGCCAGCTAAAACATTTACACCTCCTTTCGGAGTTTCAAATTGGAAAGCATCTGCTTTACCATTTGCAAAGCTATCAAAAGCTTGTTCGGCATGAGCTTTTAAATTTTCTCTTGGAACTCCAGCTTCTGCAAAAGCATCTTCTAATTCAGTAATAGCTTTTGCTCTTTGTTCTGGATCTATAACATAACCATTATCAATCATAGCCTTGTAAGTTCTGTTTGTGTAAAGACCATAATTAGCATCTAAAATATTGCCGTATTCTGTTGGTATAAATTCATTGTCGAATTTTCCAGAGAAGCTTGCGATAGCTTCTGAATTTAAATCAACTATCTCTCTTTGTTGTTCTAATAAAGTAGATATTTTTTGATTATCAGCTATGCCTAAAGCTTTGTAATCTATTTTATTTCCAACTCCATCTTCGTAACTTTTAATAATTTCTAAAGATCTGTTTTGAATTTTTTTTGCGGCTGCTTTTCTTGCATCTACATCTTTTAGTATTGCTGGATTTTCATAACTAAGTCTCGTTAATGGTGAGTAATAATCACCAATAGCTTTAGCTAAATTATCCTGATCTGTAGCATTTAAAGTTCCACTGACTCCAGCTTTTTTGACTGTAGTAATTACCTCTCCAAAGTCTTGTTCTACTTGTGCTATTTGTCTTCTAGTTTCTTGAACTTGAGCTTCTTTTAGTTGAGCAATATCATCACTTCTCAATGCACCTTGGAAAGTAACCTTATCTTTAATGACATCCATAAAGCTATCTGATCTTTCTTTGATTGCGTCATCTACACTGGTAAATGTTTGTCCAGTAGAAGGCATGAGTCTATTAGTAACAGCAGTAGTAACCGGGCTAGATGCCACTGCTTTTACTAATGGTGCCGCTGCAACTCCAGCAACTTCAGCAGTTGCTCTACCAGTTGTAGCCAAGCCTTTTAAGGCTATTGGCAAAGCCCCAACTATTCCAGCAGTTTCACCAAATACTGCTAGTCTTTCTAATAATCTACTGGCCGCTGCTTCAGAGCCATTGATTGCAGCTAATCTATCTTGATCATTAACTTCGTCAAAAAATAAATCAGATAAAGTTTCTACATCATCAGTAGCAACAGCTGCATCTACTGCACCAGCGGATAATATCTGTGCAGTTCTGCCAGCTTTAGATACAGCACTAGCAACTCCTATTCCAGGAATACCAAATTGAGTTATATATTGAGCAATATGTCCAGCAGTGCTGTTCGTTTCTGGCTTGAATTCTTCAAAGTATTGATTGAGACTTTTTGTTAAATCAGTATCAAAAATACCATCAACTATGGTTGAACCTAATGTAGTGATTCCTTGAGGTATGCCAACTAAACCAGCACCTATACCTCTACCAACTTCTCCTAAGAAGCTGTCTTCACTTTGCATAGATTTTAACTTTCTTTTGGCTGTAGCTTCTGGATTAGGACTTCCTTCCTCTACGAAAACTCTCACCCCATCTACAGTTATTACTGGCATACATATTACCTAACAATTAATCTTTAACGTAAGATTTTGAAACAATAAGATTTACTACACTTTCTCTTTCTGGCCCACTATAACGAAGTAACAATTCATCAACACTTGGATCTTTTTCGCCTTGATAATCAATACCTATTGCTGCAAGATCTTTTTTCTCAACTGCAAAGTCTGACAATGTGTATTTATCACCAACTTTAGCATTTTCTTGTAAATATGTTAGAAGTCTTCTTTCTTGGTTTACTAAATCATCTGAATCTTGTTTCAGACTATTGGCAAATCTAACTATGTCTAAAGGAGCTTGCCCCTCTGGTACAGATGCAAGATATGATTCATACAATTGTTGAGTATCTGATTTACCAGCCTCAGACTGAGCCAAAGATTCTGAGAAACCTTCTCCAAATTCACCAAGCCCTAGGAAACTTCTTACTGGCCCTTCGGTTGGTTGCAACATTTTTGCACCACCTGCAATCAAAGCTCTAGCTAAAGCTGGGTCCATTGACTGTAGTTTTTCTAAAAATGATTTAGGCTTTTCTATTGGCGCACCAATAGTAGGCGGTGGTGTAGTTTCTTCTTCATCTTCTCCGAAAGCATAATCATAAGCAGTTTTACCAACACCATATGTTAATCCAAGTGCTCCACCATAAGTACCAAGTCTAAGAGAGTTTCTAATAGCGCTTCTCACCAACTCATTAGCAATTATGTTTGAAGAGATTTCTCCAACACGTTTCGCATCACGTCTAGGACTGAACAACAAAGATGATTTTTCTTTATTTTCTGTTATAGCATCTTCTCCATCTGTCTTTGTTTCTTTCTTTGTATCTTTCTTTGTATCTGTTTTTGTATCTTTCTTTGTATCTGTTTTTGTATCTTTTTTCTTTGCGTTTTTCTTTGCCTGTTTTTTTAAGAAATAATCAAGCATTGCTTTTGATGCCTTAACACCCATATTAGCTTTTACTACTGGCAAATCAGCCAAGCCACCTTTAGCCATGCCATCAACTCCAGTAATTAATTCCTTGCCTTTTTCTACCGCAGGTTCAACTCCCAATTCGCCAAGCATTTGATATTTAATATAATTACCAGCCTTTCTCATTTTATCTTTTCTTGGGTCTATTGACGCCTCAACTGGTACTGTCATTGTTTTTGCGCCTTTAAGTAATTTATTTAGTTTTCTAAAACGGTTTCCAAGTATTATCCCAGCAGCTGGTATAGATCCAATTCCTGAAGCAGCTAGTCCAGCAGCGCCGTAATCAATTGGATCTCTTGGATCAAAAAGAAGTAAATCTGTAACATCTCTAAGATTTGATATTTCAGGATCATCATCCAATAGTAATTGTTTTTTAAAAAGATCTTTTAAACCTTCGCTCACTTCATTAACCTCGCGTAATCAACTGCGTAGTAACCATCTTTAACAGTTACTGCCTCTGGTTCTACTTCGAGAACTTCTTGAGCCAAAAATCCAGCAGTAGGTTCTGCTTCAATTCCTATTTCTTTAGCTTTATTATTCCAATCCCATTCGTACCAGCCAATGTTGTTGTCATAATCTCCTACTCTTCTAATGTTTTCTTTTAGCTCAACATCACTCATGGCTGCTGCACCAGCAGCAGCAGAAGCTAATCCAGCTGCTTGAGATAACGGGGAAGGTTGAGTAAATACTTGTGGTTGATATATTTGAGCTCCTGTGCCCCCAGAAACACCTCCAGCAGGCATTCCAGCTAGTAGTTGCTGACCTCTTTGTAGTCTGTTGAATGGTTCATCAGCTAGTTTATCAGCCGCTCTAAACCTTCTACTCATGTCTGCTTGTTCTATTCCTCTTCCAGCAGCACCTTGAGTAGCCATTGCACCTATTCTGCCGATCGCTTGTTGTTGTCCAGCACCAGCGAGATTAGATATGCCACTACCAATATTAGATAGTTGACCTATATTTTGACCAACTTGAGCTTGAGCATCTTGAAATCCTTGTCTTCTAATACCGCTAACAGCGTCTAGCAAACCTCTACCTAAAGCAGTTTGATTTTCTGCTTGTGCTAGTCTTCCTCTAGAACCGCCATAAGCCCCGGCTCTGTAAGCATCATCTCTAATACCAATATCTTTTTGTTGATAAGCTTTGGTAATATCATCTATCGATTGTTGTACTACAGCATCTTCATAAGGATTAAATCTAGCTTGAGCTGCTGCCATAGGATCTCTCGCTAAAGCGCCAGCGTCTCTTAAATAATTAATTCCTTCTGGGGTATAGCCTGCAAATCTTTCTAGATCTCCAGCACCAGTCGCCGCTTGTCTTTCTAAGTCAGATAGTTGCGCTGTGCCTTCAATAGGTATAGGTCTTTCTTGAGATATTAAGCCTTCGTATCGCCCAGGCTCTCCAAAATAAGATCCTAATATTCTTCTACTATAATCCTCTATATAAGGAGATATAAAAGAATAACCAGTAGTAGGCAACTCAACTGCTTTAGCTGGTGGCCCTTCTTGTTGTTTTTGTTCGCAAGTACAACCCATAATATTACCTATTTATGCCATTATAATAAGTTCCACCTATTTGGTGAAACCCTTTATTTAATAATAATTTTTCTGCTTTATCCAGACTGCCGACATTATATATGCCCATGATCAGTGGTAAATTTTGTTCTTCAGCATATTTCATGCCAGCTTCCAATAACATATTAGAAGGCTTTACATCATCTTTAACATTTCTAAATTCTGGTCTAACAAAGAACCAAGTATCACCTATAAAAGCGTCATCTGACCACCAGTGTGAGCATTCTTTTAAACCTAAAGTGCCAATGATGTTTTCGTTTTTTCTTACCACATAGACAATGCCTTTTAATAAGACATTGTTTATCTGCCAAGATGTTTTCCCCCAATGTATTTTAGGAGACTTGCCACCATCTAAAGAATGTTCGGCGTGAAAATATCTAGCTAAAAAATCAGCTATATCTTTGCCATCTTGTTCGTTAAAAGAAAGTTTATCTAAAGTAAATTTACTCATGCCATGCTTCTTACTAAGGCGCCTAATCCCTCTTCGCCTATTTTCTCAGCCATTTCACCATTAGGTCCTAAAGTATCTTGTAAGTATTCAAGCACCATAGCTCCTATATCCTTTTGTTCTTCTAAATCCATTGGGTCTGCGCCCATTTGCATGCCTAAACCTCTTACAGTTCTAGCATTAACAACAAATTCACCATCGCTTAACATTGCTGGAATTTTATCTTCACGCTCTCCTCCAGGGCCAGATACTAATTCATCTGTTTCTGGAAAAAATTTGCCTTCAATTAACATTCCATCGTTTGCATATTCTACGCCAGCAACTTTTCTTGGCGCTGCCATTCTGCCATCTGGTTGCATACCTAAATTAAAATCTACTCTTTCTTTAGGAGGGGCTGCCATAGCACTAAAAGGTCCAGGGTTAGCAGCGTTATAAGCCTTTGTTACTTCAGAAAAATATGGTCTGTAAAGTGCTTTGTATGGTGCATCAGAAGCTACATACTGAGGACTCAAAGGTAATGTTTGCTGTCCTACTTGTAAGTTTATCAATTGTTTTTGAATTGTTTTATCAGCTGCTGAAAGAGGAGATGCATCTATTAAAGATAACATTTCCCTTCTACTTGCTGCTTGTTCGTCTTCTATTCGAGATCCAGACATATTCATATTGGCAGAAACAGGATTGTTAAAACCTGTACTACTTTGTTGACGATTTGTAATATCTTCTAGCAATCCACCTAATCCTCCCGCCTCACCACTGTATGCATTACCTAGTGGAGCAAAACTAAATGTAGCTCCTCCTCCCATATACATGTTTCTAATACCGCCTTCAGCCATTCCGCCTTCAGCCATGCCGACTCTTGTAAAAGGAACTACGCTGGCTCCAATGGGTACCCCCATTTCTCCACCATACGTTTTGCCTCCGCCCATGCCGCCCATACCTTCTGCTATAGCAGCTAAACCATCTGCTACTTTTCCAGCTTTTTCTTTTTTGCTTAATCCTTCTATACCGTCTTTATTACCTGTTGCATCATTTTGATCGTTGTTTTCATTTCCTTCTCCATCTTCTTTGTTGCTATCTATTCTGTCCATGGTCTCTTCAATATCTTCATCATTTTCAGATTCAGATCCAGTAAAATAATTTTTAATTTTACCACCCACGTCTTTAGCATAATTCATGATGCCGCCCATATACATTTCAGCTATCTCTTCATCTTCTTTTTGGTCTTCTATTTCTTCTATCGCTTGTCTTTTTTTGTATTCTTCAATAGCATCATCTGGACCCATAGAACCGCCAACTCTTGTTACGCTTGCCTTAGCTGCAGGTACAGCATCTCCCATGACGGCATTGAAAGCTGTAGTTTCTTCTTTAGCCATGCCTCCAAAAAGATCTGATAATCCAGCAAGATCAACTCCTCCACCATCTGCCAACATAGCTAAACCACCAGCGTAAAAACTTTCTGGATCATAGCCCATTTTTCTAACTACATCTGGCCTTTCAGATGCTAATGATTTTAAACCTTGTTGATTTTTATTTATATTTTTCATTTTTTAGTGTCAGTTTTTTTCATTTTATCGTATGACCTAAGCCCAGACATTCCTAGGAGTGCCATGAGAATCGCAGATAACTGCGAAAAATCAAACTCTGGCATATCTATTTGTAAGCCAGAAACTTTTATTATAACCTCAATTATAGGAGATAGTATAAAATGATAACCTAATGCAAAGCTGCATATCCAGCCAACAGAAGGTCGCCAGTTTCTTTGAAAGGGCTTACCTTGAGCTTCTATCTTATTTACTTCTATCTGAGCTAGATTAGCTTTATGAAATAAAGTCGATAGCTCATGGTCTAATTGAGCTTGTAAATCTTTATCTTTAACAAATTTACCAATTAAATTGCTTACTGGCTTTACTAGTGATTCAATCATAATACTTAATCCTCTACTATTCTATAATGGCTACCATCGAAAGTCATGGCTCTGTTCCTATTATCTTTGTCTGATACATAAGATATATGGACCCAGCCACTGCTTGGATTTACACCATCATAGTATTCTAAAATTACTTGGTCGAAATTTAATTGATTTTTTACATAATCAAAAAGATCTTGATTGTTTACCCTAGGTATTTCTAAATCTACTGCCTGACCTAATACATGCTGACTAGTATCAGAAGAGCCAATGTATCTGTTAAGAGTGATACTGCGATAAGCACTATTAGGGCTAAAAGGAATTTTGAAATGATTCCTAATTGGTTGAACGATGTTTTTACATAGTCGTTCAAGGTTTTTAAAAGTTTCTTCATCATGAACACAATTATCTATATTTTTTCTCTTTGCTACAAAACTTTTTTCAAACTCTTTTAGTTTAAAATTTTTACTTAATTTAGTATCGCTATCCCATTTACTCATTTTATATACTCACCTTTATTGATATTGATCCTTCTTCATTAACAGTTACTTCTCCTAAAGAAGCATTTGCTTGTAAAGAAGTTTTTGATGTACTTGTAATATCTTTAAAACCTGAACCATCAAAAAATTCTAAAAGATTAGTATCAGTATTAAATACTAAATCTCCTGGATTAAAATTATCTATTAATTTTCTTTGTTCGTTTGTTATAGGCGTAGCATTTAAGTCTACCTTTTGCAGATTTATTTCTAATATTCTGACTAATCTATTAAATACTTCTGGCGTTATTTCTAACCCAGCTAAAGGCAATCTAGTTTCTAGTATCTTGGCCATTATCTTCTTCCGTCTTCTCTAAAATTAAATCTAGTTGCTCCTAATCTAAACTCCATACCGTTTCTTACCGACACATCGTTGTCATCGTCAGACTCTATTCTATAAATCGCTTGTCGAGCTCTTGCTCTAGTATCTATTTTTTTTGTTGTGTTAGTGATTGATGAGGTAACTTTTGTTGTCGGTGTATCATTTGGGAAGTCTCTGGTTTTTAAAACAACATTTAATGCTGCGTTACCATTGCTCCCGGTAAATCTTATATCTGGAATTATTTCTCTAACTGAAATAAATTTATCGCCATCTTCTAAATCAAAATCTCCTGACTCTATAAAAACATTATCCATTGGCGAGCCATCAGCATCATTACCATTTTCGTGATCGTATAAGTAAAAAGAATTACTATCTTTTCCAATTGCCATAGGGTATTGAAATATACCTCTATCAATCCAAGAGGATCTTGCTAATTCTCCTATGCTCCATACCTGTTCTAAGTAATTAAAGACTACATATTTATCTGGTTCAGTAGATGAACTAGAACAATAAAACCAGCCTACTTCATTAAATTCTCTATTAGTAAAAGCAAAGTTTTTGTAAACTTCATTTAAGTTCATATCATCATAAACATGATTTAAAACAGAACAAGGCAATCTTTGAACAGAACCGTTGTAGAAATAAAATCCATCTGCTGCCATCCAATAAGCTCCGTTGTCTGCATTTATTGCTGCTTTTGGCCCAATCAAACCAACACTCTCACTAATTAAATTAACTCCAAAAGTAAACGGAGCGCCAATAAATTGTAGCGAGTGCATTGAAACATCAGTCCAGATTAAAGTTTCTTGCCTAGCTTTTAATGCCCCTACTATTAAAGATCCAGAGGATATTCTTATTGAACCAGCTGTATTAGTAGCTTTAGATTCAAACTCCAATAAATTTTCTTGATCAGAAAAAGATATTAATAATGGATCTATTACGCCAGTTCTTGCGGTACCATTTGCATTTAAAGTATCAGAACCTAAAACAATTAAATGCCTATCAATATCAGAAGTTAGTACTTGCAAACAACGAGTCGGAACTAAATTAGCTCCAGATATATTTTGTAATTCTACTGCTCTAGTTGTTAATCCATTGGTAGCGTCCCATCTAAATAAAGAACCTGCTCTAGGATTTATTATTAAGTCTTCGCCAAAATTATCATGAGTCCATATTCTTAATGTATTGTTGGCTGCTAAAGGAGTAGAAGAACCCCAACCACTAGAACTCCAAGTTCCAGCACCCCAACCAGTAGAAGCTACAAAAGAATCTAATCCAACATTTAATTGATAAGCTGCTACTGTGCTACCACCACCATTTCCGCTATCAGAAGAATTGGCTAAAACAGAGTTGCCGCTAGTATCTTTTGCTTCAATGGTATAACTATTACCATCAACAATACTAGCAATTTGATATTCTTGATTTAATACAGTTGCTGTTATATTACCCCCTAAACTTGCAGCTCCACTAAAGGTTACAAAATCATTAATTGAAGCTCCATGTCCATTTTCAGTAACTGTTATCGTAGCGTCGCTATTTCCAACTTTAGCAAATGTTGCATCGCCAGCAGAGGTTGTTTCCCTAAGAGGAGTAATATCGTTAAAATTAGATCCCTCTTTTATGTAATATTTAAAAGTAGTACCAAGGCCTAAAAGATCTGTACCATCTAATTTTATCCAATCGTGTAAGGCTCTAGGAGTTCCTAATAAAGTAGAACTAGAATTTTTTGCCCAACCTCCTATTTTTTCTGGAAGACCTTTTCTAAACCTAACTAGATTACCATCAAACCAACCATTCTCTGCGGTAAGACTGGTCCCTTCTTTATCTATTCCGGGTTTAAATAAAATCTTATTGTAAGGCATAACGATACCCGCCTTTTTAAAAAAGAGTTTGTTGTACTAAGTAAGCTGTAACACTTAAAATAACAGTAATTGTAAAAATTAAACTGTTTCTTATACTTTTATTTATTGAAGTAATGCCTTGTTCGATAGCATCTAAACGTCTGTAATTTTCTCTCCATCTTTGTTCACAAGCTGCTTCATGTGAGCTAAGTCTTTTATCTATTTCTGTTACTGTAGTTCTTGCCATGTTTTTTTATATTTCGTTACATTTTATATCAATCTTTACGTTTGTCATCTCTTTCGGATTTAGATAACTTATCAGGCTCTATAAGCTCTGGCGCATTTAACAAAGTTTTTAACAAAACATCTTGTCTTATTATTTCATTATCTACAGATCTAACACGGTCTATTAGTTGAATTAATATACCTGTTTGCGAGTCTAATTTAGAATCTAGTCTTTTTTCCATAGCTGCCATGCTTTCATTTATCTTGTCATCAACTACATCTATTTTTTGTTCCATGCCATTAATGATTTTGTTTAAAAGTTTCCAAAGAAAAAATCCTAAACCTAAAGTTGCTGCTATTGGAAATCCTACTTCGTTAATTATTTTAACTAGATCGTCCACTGCAATCTAAATTAAAAATAACTTTTTAAATCTTCCCAATACCCTTTTAATTTATCGTCTAAAGTTTTATTTGCATAAGGAGCTACAGCTTTTAATAAAGCTTTACCAACTACTAATACAAATATTATCCATAATAAAGTTTCCATATCCTTAATATATCATGCAATTGTTAATGTTTGATAATCTGTACTTTGATACGAGTTAACTCTAGGAGAACCCAATATTAAATTTTCAGGACCAGCTGAGGCATTGTAAGGAGTGTACGTGTTTAAAGTCCAAGTCCAAATAGTCCTGCCTGTATAATAAGAATAATTTGCAGAAGCTCTTGTAAATACATAAGGATTACTATAATTACTGTAAGGATGATATAGAGAAATAGAAGTCCAACCAGAATTATAAACTGCATTATCTAAAGCAAAAGTATAGGTTACGGCAGTGGGAACACCGCCAAAAAATGCAGCACTTGAATAGCTAGAATAAAATCCTGCTACAGTTGCTCCCATCCAAGTAGAGTTATTTAGCCAAGCACCCATAGGTTGAACATTATTTCCTACACTATCTGTTCCTAAATTTATATTTGAATTTACATAACCGTTATGTCTAGTGGTATATTGACTGTTAACAATATAAATTACAGAATATTTCTCTGCGACTGTTAGAGTACCAGTTAAACTTGGAGAGCCTGTTAAACTAGTTCTTGGATCATTAGTAGCCCCATAAAAATCTCCTATTTCAATAGCAGTGCCTGAACTAGAATTTATAGTTTGTCCAGCACCTGCTTGTAGGCCTCTAATATCAGTATCGTTTATTGTGCATGCTGAACCAGAGGAGCCTCCAGCTTCTATGTGTATTTGATTTAAAGTTAAGTTACCGCTAGTTGCTAGAGTCATTTTTCAGTTCTTCTACTTGTTTACTTAAATCTTTAACTGCTTCTATAAGTAGTCCTACTGTATTAGCGTATTTCATAGTTTTTACTGTGCCTAACTCTTTGTCTTCATGTTCATCTACTAGCTCTGGCACCACTTTCTCTACTTCGTTAGCTACTACTCCTATTTCTTTTGAGCTGTTTGATTTACGAGTAAAGTGAACGCCTCTTAATTGATTTACTTTTTCTAAAGCGTTTTCTATTTGGTAAATGTCTTCTTTCAGCGCCATATCAGAATATGCACCTACATTACCTGTAGCTGTAAAATTACCGCTAGTATCACAACTCAACATAGTAGTGCCAGCATTATTATCAACTCGCCATTGAGTATCAAACTTCATTACAGTATTAGCGTTTGAAGTAAAATAAAGTCTATTCCTGCCATCAGCGGAACTAATCCAAGCATCATTAGGTAAAGCTGAATTTAATTTTGCACTTATTTGGGTTTGTGCGTTAGATGAAAGTGTATTGATATATTGAAACTCTGTACTTGTTACTGAGCCATCAGCTATTTTAGTAGCATCTATTGCAGCACCTGATTTAATATTGGCATCTTCTACATTAGTTAAACTATTACCTGTTGCGTCTGCATCAAAAGTTTTATTGGTAAAAGTTGTTGTTGAAGTTGCAGTAACATCACTAAAACTGCCACCGTTTCTTGTTGCATTAGCACCTATATCTATTTTATCAAAACCGTCAACTACAGCAGCTCCAGACCCAACTCCATCTGTATAAACTAATTTAGTTTTACCATTTGGTATAGTGATATTTGCACCAGATCCTTGAGATATAATAATGCTGTATGGTCCTGAACTACCTGAATCAGTAGTTGCATTTTCAATAAACCATAATTTTGAAATCGTGTTAGGCGCTAAAGTTATCGTGCAATTTGCGCCTAAAGCGCCAGTGTATTTAAGATACATTGCTCTACCAGGGTCAGTAGATCCATTAGCTATTGTTGTTGTGTGCGTTGTACCACTAACTGCTTCAGTGCCATAACCGAAAGCCTCTCCAATCAGTTCAAGATTTTCATTAGTACGAGTACCCCAAGTACCTGATTCATCACCAGTTCCCATTTCTCTAAGTCTGAGATTATTATCAAACGTACTTGCCATGTTTTTACCTCGTTAAATTATAATTAAATTATTAACATTAAGCCACATCTTCCCAATTAGGATCTTGAGTATCTGTTATTTCACTAAAACTTGATGTTTGTGATTCTGTTATTTCACTAAAGCTTGATGACTGAGAATCATCTAACATAGACCAAACTAATACCGTAGATAATTCACTTGTCATTTCAAATCCAACAAGAGTTACATTTGCTTTAGCTATTGATGTTATGGTTCCCAAACCACTAGTTAACCCAAATCCTGATAAAACAATAGTATTACTTGATCTTTGTGTAATCGTTCCTAAAGCAGAAGTACCTAATTGCCCAGCTGGTGTAACATTTGCTACCCCGGTTACGGTTACTCCTACCGAACCAACACTTGTGCTTAAACTAGGTAAAGTTGCTACAGCTTGAGCATTTACACCTACACCACTTATTGCACCTGTTAGTGCTGATAAAGGTTCATCAGGATTATTTCCATAATCACTAACTATGGCATTTGCAGTAAGTGCTGGACTGCCTAAGCCAGATGTTATGGCAAGACCAGTAACACCTATATCTCCGCCAGCAGTAATGCCTACTCCTCCCACCGCAGAAGTTGTTCCTTGGCCTGTAGGATTTATGTGAGCTACACAAACAAAAGTTGTCGTGCCTACTGATCCAGTCGCAGACTGTCCTATTAAAGATACATTTACATTGCCTCCGATTCCAGCTAGGGAAGCGAAAGGTGATTCTGCAAATGCACTTATTCCAAACATTTAATTACCAGATAAAAATTGATAGACAGGGCCATAAGCAATGTCTGTTCCTAAAAAAGTATTTAAAAGAAAAATTGTTCCATTAATAAATACAATCTTAGTTCCTACTACAATAAAAACTATCCAACCAATAGTTAATAATAAACCGTGTTTTTGATAAAATTCTTTTACTTTTTTAATTATAGGAAAATTCCATTTACCTTCTGTAAAAGCTGTATTTAATACAGGCATTAAGTAAAATAATTTTTCCTTTATTTTCATTTATATAACTCCAAGGTGCATTGCAAACGGTAATAGCTCATAATAAATAAGTGCTGCCGTTGCAGTAATGATGACTCCTGATAAAAAACCACCTATAAGCGTTATTAGTCTAACTTTTATTTCCATAATTACTCCTCGTTTTTTTTAATCCATTTTAAATATCTAACAGGTTCTTCAAAACCAAATTCTTTTCTAATTTGGTCTACATCTTTTTCAAGAAAGTATAGCAAAGAGTGTTCTATTAGATTATGTTTGTTTACTTTTTCAGCTATCTTACAGGCTTCTCTATATATTAAAAAAGGTTTGAATGACTTTGATCGCCAAGCAATTCTGCAAGTAACTAAAAAACCTACATACCACATCCCTATATTGTCTACTTGTTTCCAAGTAGTGCCTTGTATTAAAGCTTCGCCGAAAGGTGAAGTATCATATTTAAATAATATGTGGTGTAAATCGTGCGTTAGCATCATGTGTCTGCCAACATTATTTCTTAAAGTATTTATTTTATCGTCAGAAAGCATATCAGCTTCCGCAGTTTCTTTTTCAAATCTATTTTTATAAAGATCATTAAAGGTCCACTTGTTAAAAAATTTAGCAAGATGTCCACCCGCAGTATTAGGAGGTAAACTTCTTAAATATTTCATACTAGATATTTTAGGTATTATATTTTTTTTACAATACTTAGGATCATTCCAATCTAATCCTAAAGCAATATTTATTCTTGTAGGAGAGCTTGTAAAGTTTTTGCGCATTTTTTTTCTAGTAATAAACATCAGCTGTGCATACATAGCTTGTAGTTCTGAAAGTCTTGCTCTGGCCTCTGGATGTGATTCTCTTTGTTCGTAAGAATCTTTTAATAAAATTGATTTAGACAATTTTAAAAAAGTAAATAAATTAAACATTTTACTTTGTGATAGAAACTATTCTGGCTACTTCCGAAGATTCGTTTGTTATGTCAATTGATGGGCTTGTTAATTTTTTTACATCATATTGATCTACGTAATTAGATTGTTGATTTAAAGAACAAGCTTGAGAAAAAAACACATGATTAATATTATTTTCTTTCAAAAGAGTTTTTGTTTTACCGGGCTCTATGTCTAAAAGCTTTAAATTATATCCCGGCTTTTCAGTCATAAAACAAAGAAACCTCGTATCATCTTCCATGGCTGTCTGACTGGCAAATCTTCCGTTTAAGTGCCACATGGCTGATCGAGGATATGCTTCATCAAAGTCTGCTCCAAATTTATAGCTAGTTAAAAACTCTCTATTAGTTATGGCATCTTCAGTTGTGCTTTCTGTGTATTCTCCTTTTTTAATTTTATCATTTTTAGTAATTTCTTTGAGTCTTTCAATGTCCTTTGCTTCTATACCATCCTCTTCCGACCATCTTTGGCATGATTGGATTTTGCCTTGTATAAGAATAAAATGGTTTGGTCGATATACAATATGAGAGCTTTCTTCGTCAAGAATGTGTTCTTTTATTTCAGCAGTAGTCTCACTAAAGTAAAGCAATCCTTCTTCAAAAGTATCTCGACTTTGTATATCTCCTTTGTTTCCTACAGTAACAGTGACTTGAAACTCATCATCAATAATTTTATGGGTTTCTTCTATCCAATTAAAATCAAATCTTACAGTCATTAGATCTCCTCCGTTGTAACTTTTTTAGCGTTAGTGTCAACACTAAATATATCATATATATTTTCTTGTTTTATGTGTCTAAAAAATTCTTGTTTAATTTGTAAGTCTGTCTGTCCATCGAACATAGATTTTGGCTTACGAATAGCAATACCTCTATAATCGAAACGATACGATGTATTACCATCCCCCGCAGTTTCTTCGTAATAAATAATATCTTCTGCTTTTTTTACCATTAGAATTGCACCGTAATAGTCCAAGTTCCCGACATAGTCAACATTGTGCTTTGATTAGTTGTATAACTATATGCTGTAACAGCTCCTATACTTGGATAGGTATAATGAAAACAGTATTGTTTTGCTACATTAATACTGTTGTTTACATGAGTATCTGAACCATACCACCTTGTTGCAGGTGCTCCGTTTTTAGCAGGTGTATCAAAATAACGAAAAGGCACATTAGACCAGTTATTTCCTAAAGTACCAGTAGTTCCATGATGACCTGATACCCAAAGATATGGAGAATAATTTCCAAAACCGCTCGAAGCACTTCCTCCTGAAAGAGTTGAAGTAGCATGATATAAAACAAATCCATACATCACCAGATTGGTTGATGTGCCAGAGCCAGTTGTTCCTCTAAAATGATTAAATTGTATAGCTCCCGAAGAAGGTATTTGTCCTGCCTCTCCTACTTGATCTATACCAGTTACTTTAGTAGTCGTTGCAGAAGCAGAGCCAAAACCACCTAAGGGTATGGTAGTTACATTGCTATTTTTAAAACCGTACTGCCTATAGTATGAGGTATATGCAGCAGTTCCTGGAACACCTTTGCTTCCTGGTGTTGCTGGAAAATACTGACTTCCAGTTGAGGTAGCTACAGTGGGTGATGTACTAGAAACTAAGCTATTACTAGCCAAACTTCCTGAATAGTATTCACTCATGCTAATAGGATTACCACCGCCCCATTCGCTTTGTATTGTACTTAATGACACTGAACCACTTGCAGGTATTGCCATTATTTATCCTCTAGTTCTTTTACTCTAGCTGATAAATCTTTTACAGCTTCAATCAATACTGCTGTTAATCTGCTGTAATCTACGGACTTAGTACCCATTTCGTCATCTGCTGTTAATACTATTTCTGGTAATATCTTTTCTACTTCTTGAGCTATAACACCTATGTTTTCTTTTTCGTCTCTGGTGTAAGTGACACCTCTAAGTTGTTCTACTTTATCTAAACCATCTTCAAGTGTTTCAATATTATCTTTAAGTCTTTCATCTGAGAAAGCTGTGACGTTATTATTAAAAGTTGCAGCTCCTGCCTCTGACGCATCTATAGTCAATGCTACTATTTCAGAGCCACCATCATTGACTCTAAATATCATGTCTTTGTCTGATGTAGAAGCACGAAGTGTAAAGTTTGCTGAGCCTAAATCTATTTGACCTCTTTCAGTACCCCCATCTTTGAAGATTATATTTTCTCCATCTGCATCAAGAATAATATCTCCTGCAACATCTAAAGTTAAATCTCCTGAAGCGTTTGATATATTATTACCTGCAGCAAGTTGTAATCCTCCTCCGCCTAAAATTCTCATCCTTTCAGCA